CCACACGGATTTCGTCCAGTTGTTCTATCAGCCCGTAATTGCACAGGGCCATCATGTGTTGGTGCATGATGAGTTGCCATTGGCCGCCGCCGCCGCAATAAATGTGGTAATAGTGGATGAGTTTCATGGCTCTATGGTTTGGTTTCCTTGTATTTTGTCACGCATCCATTTTGCACCAAGGGTAAAATATAATCTCTCCGACCACATATCAATTTCATTAATGGGTATGTGTTCATCTCTGCCTTTCCCTATCTCCTCGTCCGTTGGCAGTTCAATGGGTTTAGTAGGCATTTCATCTCGCGCTACTCGAAAAGTAATTTCTGCGTTATTTTGGTAATTTCTCCACATTCAAAGAAATACTTTATTTGTTCTTCTGTGTATAGTTTCATTGAATAAGGAGGGTTAAGATGCAGCCGATAAACACCAAGGCCAGCACGACCCGACCGATGGCGAGGGCAAGGTCAAGGATGGATTCGAGGTTCATGCCCCAAAGTTACACCACAAGATACTTGCCCGAGTTGCTCACGGCCAATTTGTTGAGGGCCACATAGCGGAGCGCATCGCAGGCGTGGTTGTAGGAATCAATCGGGACCCCCGTGTCCTTGCCGTCCTTGTCCGTGGCCCAAGTGTACGAGCGGAGTTCTTTTATCAGGTTCACGGAATCCTTGGTCACATGAAGGTTAAACCGCTTGACCACATCTATCCCCTGCCTGACCGAATCGGGTCCCTTGGATGCGGGCTTGATATTGAATCCGAGGCGGTAGATTTCCTCGATTGACTTCGGTTCTGCTGAATCGGCCACAATTTCCCACGCCCTTGTAATGCCGAACTCCTTCAACCTTGTTGCTATGTCGGAGTTGGTCAAGCCCCGATGATAGAGCAGTTCGTGAATGAATAGGTCATCACCCCTGCGGTACACGGCGACCAAGGCCGTGGGGTCGTTGCTGAACCCCCAGTCAAGCCCGTAGGCGACGAATTTCATCGTGCTTGGGTCTATACCCTCAACCACCGTGTAATCGCCGTAGATAGCCCCTTGGAGCGTCCCGACTTGACCGAGGCCGTACACCTTCCACCAGTTCGCCCAGTATGCGGAATGCTCCGCTTTGGCTCGGTTTAGTTCTATATCGTTCCGAATCGTATCAGGAAGGGCTTCGTTGTCTTGGTAGGTGAGGATTAGAAACTCCGCATCCGCTTCGGGGAGGACCTCGGTGTGCGCCCAAAATTCGTGGGTGGGGTTGAAGTCGATGTAGATTTCTTGGCTGGTCCTGATGGCTAACTGGTAGTAGGAATCGAAGTCGATATTGTTGGCCTCGTTGATGTAGAGGACCTGCCGCCTTGCCCCTCGGAGGCGGGCTTCCGAATCAGCGGAAAAGAACTCAATGGTGGACCCGTTGGCGAAGTTGTACTGCAGGAGGGTCTTGTTCCAGCGGTCGGGAACCCAACGATGGGTCCATTGCATGATCTTGGCGAAGTCCTTGATGGCCCCCCGTCGTAGGTGAGGCACGGATTCGGATACAACCGAAATCTCCGACTTGGGGAACCGAGCGGCGTGGTCAATCAGCACCGCAAGGATGCCGAAGGTTTTGGACGCACTTGTGCCACCTTGTATCACCTTCTTCCGAGCGGTCATCGCCCGAATTTTGCGGATGGCGGTGGTGTACTGGAACATCATTTTGTTGGCGTCAACGAAATGGTTTTGCGGCCATGGCAGGAGTTGAACCCGCAATCATACAAGGTGTTGTATGGGTGGCCTCCCACCACATAGCCGTGTAGTCAGGGGAGGGCCGATAGTAGGGTATGCGCACTTCCCGTTTGAAGGACTATCGTAAGCCGATGCTCAATTCCGCCACCTGACTGATGCAAAGATACGGGCCTTTCGTAAACCCGCAATACTATTCCCCAAAAAGCGGCTGCTCGATGGTGATGCTGGTTTCCTGCTTCTCAACCAAGCCGTTCAACCGCTGCGTGATGGAGGGGTTGTAAAACGAGAGCAGGCCGCCAATGATTTGGTCCTCTCGGATTTCTTCCCGAATCGCACGGCAGATACCACCGAACTCCTCGTAGTAACCCTCTTTGTTCTCAAAATAGTGCTGGACCTCCCCGTAATTATTGCGACAAAACCGCTTGAACCCTTCCAAGGTTAGCGGCACTTTGGCGGGGTCTTCCTTCTTTAACCCATCCTTCCCGACATACTGCACCCGCTTCCATTGTTCGCCTTGGACCTTCACATCCTCCTTGAAGGCGGCCCATGCTTTTCCAAGGTCTTCGGGGGTCTTGAATATCCTTGTTGGGTGCATCAATACTCTATTTTGTCAATCAGTTCGTCAATCTTGTCCACGATTTTCATCTTGACCGCAAAGGCGTTGGGCGAGTTGGATTCCTCCACCGCACCAATGCAGTCGCAGAGGGTCGTGATGACCATCATCAGCGAATCCATGCGGGCTTGGACTTGGGCCTCATCGTTGGGGGCTTTGGTTGAGGGCATGGGTAACGGTGTGGTGGTTGGCTTCGGCGAATTGGTCCGCCTCTTGGTAAATGTAGGATAGGGCCGATTTTACGCAGTCAGCGCACCACCAATTCGTGTTCGGTCGTCCGTGGGCCACAAGGATGGTCTGCAGGTCGTGGACCGCTTCGGGGGAGAGCCGCATGAACAGGGCGGCTTGGTATTGTTCCCAGTAATGGCGGTGCTTGGTTGCCAGCAGGTACTCGTCTTGGGTCATCGGTTCGTGACTTGGAGGATGACAACGGTTAGCCCCGCAGAGGCGAGGCCGTAAACAGGGGCGAGAACCCATCCGCAGGTGGGCAGGGTCAGGGCCACCGCCACCCAAAAGGTCAGGCAGGTGACGCAACTGAACGGCTTGTGCCTTCCCAGCCAAGTCGTGTACCACCATTGGGGCAGGACATGGTACTCGGCGATTGCGAGGGCGGTCAAACTACTTATCAGCAGGGGAAATATCAGCGTGTCCATGGGATTGAATGGCGGCCTTGATTTTGGCCTTGGCTTGGTCGATGGAATAGATTATAGAACGGTACGGGATGCCTGTATCACGGGATAGTTTCTTCATGTTCCCCGTGCGGAGGTGCAGGCGTAGCAGTTCCTTGTCATAAGGGAACGCCCCGTCCTTCGCCCAAGTGTTTATCTCGGCTTCAGCGATGGCCCAAAGGTCGTCCATCAGAGAATCGTACTCCGCTTGGGGAATAGGGGAATCGGGGTCCAGTTCCTCGAGCAGGTCGTGGTGACGGTACTTTTGGGCAAACTGGTTGTTCTTGCCTCGGTAGAGGTTCAGCAGCAAGCGGACCACATAGAACTTGAAGTAGCCCTGCGACTGGATTTGCAAGATTTTGGCGGGGTCTTTCTCCAGCAGAATCAGCACGCACTCCTGTTCCAAGTCCCTCCAAAGCGGGTCGCCCCCCGTTATGGTGAGGCAAGCCTTTCGGATTTCACCCGTGCGGTAGAGGTCCAGTATCGTTTGTTCTGCGGATGCCATGCACAAAGATTGCAAAAAAAAGGGGTCAGCGGTTAGGCCGACCCCTTGGGGATGTGTGCGGTTTTGGGCTATTCGGTGGGCGGAAGTTGCAGAGTGTCAGTAATATACGCCCCTTCTGCGGTCTGCAAATACTCTTGGGCGTTGTTGAAAACTTGCCTCCGCAGGTAGCGGAGTTGGGGCTTCGCTTTACAGTCGTTGTGGAAGGATTCCAAGTTGATGATGATTGTGCTATAGTGGCGGTTCAACTCCTTCCCAATAGCCATGAAGGTGAATAGGTACTCGTTGTAGGCGATGTCGGCAACGATGTTCCGAGCGATGACACAGGGCCGTTCCCGTGACGAAGACCGCACCTGGTCGGGCGTGATGCCGAATATAGCGGCGGTGGTGTCAACGAGGTGGTGAATGAGGGCTGGGGTCATTTGCTGGGGGGTGGGGGTTCGGGAAGTGGCATCCAATGGGTCACTTGATTTTTTGTTGGGTATGTTTTATCAGCATAATGAATGCACCACTCTTGTATAGATTCCGTAAAGAACCCAACCAGTATATCTACACCAAAAGCGAAAAATATTACATCTTCCCCGTCTTTCGGCATTCGGTCTTTGCAGGCTATCCAGGTCATGGCTTAAACGATTTCGGGGATGGGCATCCAATAGTTGACTTCACGGGTGAACCAGGAGTGGTTCTCGGAGTGCCACATACTCCCATCATACCAAGCAACGATTTGCAGTCCTTCCACATCGGTAATCAGCACGGGAATGCCTTCTTCGGGCATTCGGTCTTGGGGTCTTATCCAGGGCATGGTCATGCGTTTTTGGCTTGGAGGATGCGACCGAGCAGGGTCCAGTTCACGGACCAAGGCTTGATGGTTTCGGAGCGGTCGGGGCGGTCGCAGTTCACGCACTCCTTGCGGATGTGGATTTGCCAGCGTCGGAAATCGGTGGGGGTTGGTTTCATGGGTTAGGGGTTTTACAAAGACTGCAATTCGGATTTGACCTCACTCCAAAAAAGTTTTTCATTAAAACTATATGCACGACTTCCAATCATTCGTGTTAAAATTTCTTCAA